CGGGTTTCTGCCTCCTTCATTCTCCAGAGCGTAAATGGAAGATTATACTCTGGAACCAACTCAACACTATGTACTCGCAAAGGGGTCTCATTTAATTGACTCACTCCACCTTCGCCCTGCCAAAGAAGGTCAAGCCAACAGCGAGGACATATTGCCTTCCGGCTTTGAAAGCCCTACTTTGTGTGAAATCGCAAAGTATGGTGGGTACTCGACGTACTCGTCTAACTCGAACACCGATCCTCATGTTCGAGAGACTCTAAAACTATTCTCTCGCGAGATTTACGAGGATATCCGTGGTTACACTCGTCGCCCACAAGGAACTCCTGGAATGTACACTTCCTTAGCTAAGTTCAGTGGTGAGCGTAACACATTCGACAACCTGTCTGTTAATCAGCAGGCTAGCATGCGCCGTGCAATCGGCAAAGCCTTCAAGGCATTCAAGCTACCCTACAAGCGTGAACCGCTTGACTGGCACGAGGTTGGACCTTTTCTGCGCCGTGATACGGCGGCAGGGTCTACCTTTATGGGCCAGAAGAAGGGAGATGTGATGGAAGAGATCTATCACGAAGCTAGATGGCTAGGACATCGGATGAAACAGGATGGAAGTAAGTCTTTCGATCCAACCAGGATGCGGTTCCCTCCGTGCCTGGCGGGCCAGCGTGGGGGTATGTCAGAGATTGACGACCCCAAAACGCGACTCGTGTGGATATACCCTGCTGAGATGTTGGTAGTCGAAGGGTTCTACGCCCCTTTGATGTATCGCGACTTTATGAACGATCCAAATTCACCAATGCTCAACGGGAAGAGTGCGCAGCGATTGTACACCGAATGGTGCTGCAAACTAAGGGAAGGGGAAACACTATATGGTCTCGACTTCAGCGCTTTTGACACAAAGGTGCCTGCATGGTTGATCCGCGTTGCGTTTGACGTGCTACGTCAGAACATCGAGTTTTCAACCTTTCAGGGTAAACCCGTGGGCAAGAAAGATGCCCAGAAGTGGCGAAATGTGTGGGATGCCATGGTGTGGTATTTCGTAAATACACCCATTCTTATGCCGGACGGCCGAATGTTTCGGAAGTACCGGGGTGTGCCCTCCGGATCTTGGTGGACGCAGATGATTGATTCAGTAGTCAACCACATACTGATAAATTATTTGGCAGACTGTCAAGAAGTAGAGATCCGAAAC